GGAAAACTTCGTTTCGCTCATGCGGCAGGTGCTGACGGCAGGCATTGATGGCGCGGACGCCTTCGCGCCAGTCCTCGCCTCGTGGCTGGCTGACTCATCATCGCTGCGAGCGACTGCCTACGCCACGTTCAGGGCGATGACGACGCCCTGGGAGCCATTCACTCCAGGGGCGGGCTGGGTTGCGTTCGGCCCGGCGTACGTGCCACCGCAGTACAGGCGGACGGCCGACGGAGGCGTCGAGCTGCGCGGGCTCATGGCTTCTGGAACTGTGGGTGGGGGCAACTACTTCTTCACGGCACCAGAGGGCGCGAGGCCGTCGCTCACGTGCAACGTGCCGATCATCACCAACACGGGTGTGGGCCGCGTCGAAATCGACAACCTGGGGCGCGTCGCTGTCGTCTCTGGTGGAAACACCTACGCGTCTCTTGATGGGGTGCGCTGGTCTCCGCAGTGACGTAGGGTTTCGCCATGGCAACCATTCCGGCGCTCACGCAGGCGTACAGCGCGCGCGTAAACGTACCTGCGCCAGACGCGTCGTCGGCGCTCGCGTTGCACAGGTTCAGCGCGTGGTCGCAGTACATGCACCTCACCAACCAGCACTCCGCTGGCACTGCGTCTGCGGTGGCGCGAGATCCGAACTCGGTCTGGACGGTGCGCTACTCGTGCAGCGGTGCGGTGGCTGGAAGCGCAGGAGACGGCGTGGACAGGTGGGGCACCACGTTCACCCCAGGCAATCTCGTGCGCGCGGCGAGCGGCTCCGCGCATTCGTGGATGGTGCTCCGCAATGCTTTCAGCGGCCTTGAGTGCTGCATTGCGCTCAACAGCGTCACCGACGGGGCTGGGGCGCTTGTCTTCGCGCGCTCTTCGCAACCGTTTTCTGGCGGGTCGACGACTGCGCGGCCGACAGCCCCAGCCCTCGAAGAGTTCCAGGCCGGAACGCGCGTGAACCCAGCAACCTCGACGACCGTCTCGAGTACTTTCGGCAACGACTTCACGACTGGCGGCTCGCATTGGTCGTCGATGCTGTTCGGCCCCGACGGGCGTTTCATGCATATCCAACACAGGAGCGGCACCGGCCTGGCGCATGCTGCGCACATGCTTTGGAGGACGGTGGGCGCACAAGCCGCCGACACGCGCAACTGGTATGCGTGCGTTCTGGGCTCGCCATCGGCCCGCGGGGTTCCGTCGTATGGGTTGATGACTGGAGCTGCCTGGGCGAGCCGGTACCCGGATGGGACTCTGATCGCCACGGGCGGGATGAGGGGCGTGGCCTATGGAGGCAACAGCTATCCAGCCACGTACGGCCAGGACTTCAACGCGGGGAACTACTACGTCGACCCGATGGAGTTCCGCGAACTCGCTCCGCAGGTCTGGGATCGAGGATTCTTCCCCGACATGTACATCGTCGGAACGGCGACACTCGGAGCGAGCTATCCATCGGTGGCTGCCCAAACGCACGTTGTTGTCGGCGACCTTCTTGCGCCATTCCCAGTGGGTTGCATCCCGACGTTCTGAGGTGACACGTGCCCGATCTGGCGAACGTCGCCTACACCAACACCGCCGCCGCCAGGTATGCGACGAACTGGCTCGCCTTACAGGTGCAGCGCGGCAACATGGACTTCAGAACGAACAGCAGCGCGCCGACGCCTGACATCGCCGCCCCAACAGTGACACTCGTGTCCCCCCCCACCATCGAAGAACTCTCCCCTTCCTCGCCGCTCGTCTTCGACGTGACGGACAACGTCGGGCTGCGGCGCGTCTTCGTCGGCGTGCGGCTCCCGCTGCGAGGGGCTGAGGACGTCGTGCACCAGGGCGATCGCTTCGCTGCCGGCTACGCCGCCACCAGCACTCGCGTCGCCATCTCTGGCGGCTGGCGGTACTCGGTGGTGCGGGCGGGCGGGTGGCCTGAGAATCCGACGCTGGACGTCTACGCCGTCGACACGGGCGGCACGGAGGCCTGATGCCTGTTTCCTTCTCATGGAGCCTCGGCGGCGGCGACGAGTCACTCAGCTCAACCTCGGCCGCGTCCGTCGACACGGCGATTCGAGACCTGGCGCTCGACGCCAACGACGACACCTACCTTCTCAACGGCGACCTCGTCTTCGTCTCGGGCGTCGAGGGTATCGCGTCCGACTTGCGCTCGAGGCTCCAGACCTTCGCTGGCGAGTGCTTCCTCGACACCTCGCTCGGTGTGCCATGGCTCGAGAAGGTGTTGGGCCACAAGCCGACGCCGGGCGAGCTCCAGGCCATCTTTCGCAGCGTCATCCTCGAGACGCCCGGGGTGTTGTCCGTCCAGCGGCTCGACGTGTCGACGACGGCGCGCGTGTTGAGCGTCTCCTTCAGGGCCACCACGGCCACCGGCGCAACGCTTGAGGCCGCACTCGGAATCAACCTCGGAGGTGCCTGATGCCTGCCCCGTATGGAGTCGTTTCTACCGGCTTCAATGCCAAGACGCTGGCTGAAGCCAAGACGGACGTCATCGCCGCCATCCGCCGAGTTTTCGGCGCCGCCGCAAACGTCGACAGCCGCAGTCGGCTCGGGCAGCTCATCGACATCTTTTCGGAGCAATACTCTGACGTGTGGCAACTCGCCCTCGCGGTAGCCAACGCGCTCAACCCTGCCTCGGCCACAGGCGCGCTACTGGACAACCTGGCAGCCCTCACCGGCACCATTCGCAACCCGGCGTCCTACTCGACTGTCACCCTGGCCTGTCTGGGAACGGCGGGCACCGTGCTGCCCATCTCTCGCAGGGCATCCGTCACCGGCACCGCCGCCGTCTTCGAGTTGGCCAGTGCGACGCTCGCGGCTGCGGGGCTCTGGGCTGGCACGACTCCCTACGCCATTGGTGACGTCGCCAACTCCAGCGGCGTCCTCTGGTACGCAACCGCGGCTGGCACCTCGGGCGGGGTGGCACCCACCGGGGTCGGCCCATACGTCGACGGCACGGTCGTCTGGGTCCGTCTCGGAACTGGCACTGCCTTCGCGCTGGTGGCTGCACAGGCGACGGTGACGGGACCGGTGCAGGGCTACGCCAACACCATCACCACCATCGAGACTCCAGTTTCCGGGTGGGCGTCGGTTGTGAATCCACTCGACGCTGTGGCCGGTGCTGACCTCGAGACAAACGCTCAGCTAAGAGTGCGCCGAGAACAGGAAATTGCCGGCATTGGATCCTCGCCGCTCGATGCCGTGCGCGCTGAGTTGCTGCGCACCACCGGTGTCACGACGTGCACCGTCTTCGAGAACACCACCGACGTAACCGTCGACTCCATCACACCCCACGCCATCGAGGCGTTGGTTGAGGGCGGCACCGACGCAGACGTGCGCGCGTCACTGTTCGCCGCGGTGGCGGCCGGCATCGAGACGTGCGGCGGTGTGTCTGGAACTGTGGCGGACAGCCTCGGCGTCCCGCACGCCATCAAGTTCAGCCGACCAGCGGCGGTCGACGCATATGTCGCGGTGACGCTGACGAAGAATGCGGCCACCTACCCGCTCGATGGCGACGCGCAGGTGAAGGCGGCCATCGTCGCGGCGGGCAATGCGCGAGGACTGGGCATCGACGTCGTGGCGTCTCGTGTGGAGGCAGACGTCTTCGCGGGCGTGCCTGGAGTCTTGAATGCCGTCTGCAATATCGGCACGGCACCGGCTCCAGTCACCCGCACTACGGTGGCCATCTCATTGCGGCAACGGGCGGCCTTCGACACCAGTCGCATCACTGTGCTGTCCACGAGTGGGGTGCCGTGATGCTGGAGCACCTGCTCGACTACGTGACGCGCGCCAAGTCTCGGGTGCTTGGTCAGTACCAGGCGGCCACTCGATTCAACGCGCTCGTCGGCGAGGTAGGGCTGGCGTTTCAGGAACTCGAAGATGCGCTCTGGGGGCTCGTCGGCGCCACTGCCATCGACACCGCGACGGGCATCTGGCTGGACCGCATTGGCGTCATCGTCAACGAGGGCCGCGGCGGCGCGTCGGACGCCAGCTACCGAGGGTTCTTGCGTGCGCGTATCCGCGCCAACCGCTCCAACGGCACCGTCGAGGATGTGTTGGCGGTTTTGTACGTGTGGGATGACAACTACCCGGCCTACATGCAGCAATTTTTCCCGGCCAGTTTCGAGCTCACTCAGAGTGGCGGATCGTTGGCGCCGAGCGACGTGCCGCGGGTGTTGCGACTGGTGAAGTCCGCGCGAGCTGCTGGCGTTGGGGTGATGTTCATCTACCAAACCGTCGACGACGCATCGGCCTTCACCTTCTCCACCAGCGCGGCGCTCGAGTCTTCGTCGACGACTGGCTTCGGAGACTCAACCACTCCCGCGACTGGCGGGGCATTCGTCGGCGCCGAGCGCGTCTGACAGGAGACACCTATGGCAGTGAAACCGACCAACCTCGCTGAGTGGGCAACGGGCGGCGGCGCCCCCATTGCGGAGCCACTGCTGGCCGAGAAACAGGCTGGCTGGGCAGTCGCATTTAAGCCGCCCGCGCAGTGGTTCAACTGGTGGCAGAAGTTGGTGCACCAGTGGGTGGTGTGGCTCGACGCGTTCGAGTCCGATCCACACACCTGGTCCGCGCTTCAGAGCTTCAACAACGCCACCTTCAGCGGTCCGCTGACGACCAACTCGGCCTTCGCGGCCAACGGCACGGCGACCTTTAGCGGTGCGTCGGCATTCAACGACACCATCAGCCTCAACCCGACCGGGTTCACCGCGGCAATGGCTCTCGCGACGGTTGCCGCAGGCAGGAAGCTGCTGCTCCGCGTGCCAGTGTCAGGCACCGTCGCCATGCGAATCTATGCCTCACCAGAAACGGGTGGTGCGGCTGGCGGATTCGGGGCCGGGCTCGAATTCGTCTACAACGCCGAATGGAACGGCTCGGTTTGGACTCGGGACGACGTGACAAAGCAGGCTGGGCGCGTCGTCATCGGCCAAGGCATCCAAGTCTCACAGCCAGGGACCGGGGCAGCCTGGAGCCCGCAGGTCATGTTCGGCGGGTATGACGCTGCGCTTTTCCCGGCCGGCGTCAACTCTGGCTACACCGAGTTCGACATGCTGGTCTTCAACCCGTCGGGCCAGCTCGTTGTCGCCGCCGAGCAGACTCAGCGCGCTTGGGACAACCTGACGTTGTCAGCGAACATGACGCCCACGGTACTCACCCCCCGGTTGTTTCGTGACACCAACGGCATGGTGCATCTCTCGGGCTTGGCGACCACCAACACCACGGTCGCGGTGGGTGCGCAGATCGCCACCATCTACGCGCCACAACTACCAGACCGAGAGACCTTCTTCTTCGTGCCTGCCCGCATCGTTTCGTCGGGCCTTGTGGCCCCGTGCACCATCAAAATCACCACGGCCGGCATCATCTCGATCGAAGCAACTTCGCTGACCTCTGGGGTTGAGGTGTACTTCGAGGGGCTCACGTTCCGAGGCGCCTAGGTCGATCGCCAGTGCCGCACCGAATCCGCATCCTGTAGGTTTCGGTCATGAGCGACGCGCAAGAGAATGCCGCATGCGCGGAATTCATGCAGCAGGTGAGGGACTTCATGAAGAAGTCGACCGAGAGGCACGATGCTCTTGAGCGACGACTTCGCGAAAGCTTGGCGCCCACCATTGAGGAGCACGAGGACAGGCTCGACCGCCACGACACCCAACTCGGCACCATCCAGACAAACATCGAGCGACTCGCCAATCGCATGACGGTGCAGGAGGGGTTGCTCGAGAAGACCTTCACCGTGGTCAATCTGGTGAGCCTGAACGTGAATAGGCTGCTGGAACTCCAAGGCGAAAAAACCAGCACAGTCATCGTCGACCCAACGCTCGTCAGACCGCGCCCACCGCCCACGTCGACGCCATCCGGTGGCCGATGACGCCAAGCGATCCCGCATTCGTCCTGATGGTGCTGGTTGCCGCGATCCCCACCATCATCAGCTTCATCAAGTGGGCGGCCGAGCGCTGGGTGAATCGCGCCGACAAGCGCGAAGAGCAAGTCGAGGCGTCCGAGACCAAGAAGCTCGACGCCGTCCTCGTTGGCGTCACCGAGCTGAAGCAAGAATTCGCAGTGATGGGCACCAAGTTGCTCCAGCAGGCCGCCAGCGTCGATGCGCTTCGAGGGCGGATCGACGGCATCAGCGCAGCCCACGGACCAAAACTGGACTCACTGGCTGAGCGCGTGACGCGCGTCGAGACCCAGCTCGAAGAACGCCTTCCACGCTTCGCCGCGAGGGGCGCATGACTCCCTTCGAGGCCGCCTTCCTCACCCACGCGGCTCGCCAGGCGCACATGCCATACATCTGGGCCGCGCGCGGAGATTGGGCCGTGCGTGACTCAAAGAACGTCCCAGTGCGCTCGCTCGGGTGCGAGTCCCTGGCCTTCGACTGCGCCGGGCTCGTGACCTGGGCCGCCTGGAAGGCCGGCGCCGTCGACCTCCGCGGCTGGTGGAACGCCGACGCCCTGTGGGCCAAGCTCCCCCAGGTCGAGAACGATTCGCAGCTCGCGCTCGCCTTCTACGGGCACCCCATGCACGCGACCCACGTCGCCATCGAGCTGCGCCCTGGCTTCGTGCTCGAAGCGGCAGGCGGCGACTCCACGACGTTGACCTACCTCGACGCCATCAAACGAGACGCCGCACTCGTTAGGTCCTGCGTCGACCTCCGCGGGGATCGCATCGGCACCCGTCGCGCCGAGGCATTGAAGTCCCTCCCGTTGCGCCCCTGAAAAGGAACCCCAATGCAATCGTTTGCACTCTTCGCAGCTGATGCCGTTTCCGAGCCCACGATCATGGGCTACGTCTGGCAGGGGCTTTTTGCTCTGGCCGGCACCGTCCTGACGGTGGTGCTCGCCGTCGCAGGCTCAGCCATTCGCGCCAAGGCGAAGGACGGACGCTTCGGCGCGCTCATCTCGCAGCTCTGGGTGATTGTGCAGGCGGCGGTGGCGCACGCCGAAGCCGAGCTCAGGCCGAAGTTTCAGAAGGCCCTCGAAGATGGCGTGCTGACGCCTGAAGAGGGCGCGGCCCTCAAGGCTGAGGTCATGAAGGTGCTGCGCGATACCGCAGCCAGCCAACTCCAGGCGCTGGTGAAGTCCTTCGGCTTGCCCGAGGGCGCCATCTCGACGCTGCTGTCGGGACTCGTCGAGCGCGCGGTGTCGCTGCTGAAGGTGTCAGCCGAGCCAGTGCCGGTCGCTCCGCTCGCCCCGGTTGCGCCCTCGGACACCAGGCCCACGCCGGTCCCTCAGTAGCCCACGCCGAAGGGGCCGCGGCGTCAGATGCGCCCCGTCTCGACCCGCTCAAGGCGGACCTCCGAGACGGGCTTTCGCGCATGCAGGCGCTGGCGGTCGGTCGTGGGTACGTCGACGCGCTGGCTGGCGTCGACCTCCGCTTGGGCTCTGCTGTCGGCTTCGCTCGCATCGAGGCCGGCTTCCGTCCGCTCCAGCCGTTGGCGCTCTTCGGCTTTGCCGAGACTCGCTTCCGCGGCGACCTTGCGGCTGGCGTCGGTGCTCGCGTCGCCTGGTAGCGCCTTTTCTGCGCAGGGTGCGACAGGTACGGTTGGCGCACTATGACGACGCAAATCGCTTCCCGAGAGTCGACCCGCGGCGTCAACGCCTCACTCATTGGCGCAGTGTTGGTGGGGCGGTTGACTCGCCCGCGCTGGACGAGCTCTTCGTCGGAGCCACGTTTCAGGTCCCCTTCTTCCAGGCCAACGACATCGCGTCCTTCGCCTTCCACATGCCCCACGACTGGGTGAAGGGAAGCGACCTCTACCTGCACGTGCACTGGACCCACAACGGCACGGCCATCAGTGGCTCGCTCGTGAACTCGTTCGAGGTCTCCTACAGCAAAGGGCACAACCAGGAGAACTTCCCGGCCCCCTTCACTGTCGTGCAGACCATCCCTGCGCCGAACATCGCGACGGTGCCCCGCTACCGTCACCGCATCGACGAGTTCCAGCTGTCATCGGCCACGCCTACCGGAACGCAGCTCGACTCGAACGCGCTCGAGGTTGACGGGTTGATCCTCTGCTCCATCAAGCCGACAACCATCCCCACCATCACGGGCGGGACTCCGAATCAGCCAGCCATCCTCTTCGTCGACATTCACTACCTGTCGAACAGCCTCGGAACCGTGAACAAGGCGCCGAACTTCTACGCCTCTTGATGGCGCGGCGATCGCGCCTTCCGGCCTCAGATGGTGACGGCTACGGTTGACGCACCACTTGGAGGCTCGAACCCATGGCCCTTTCGCTCAGCAGCACGATCCGCAGCGCACAGATGGACGCCATCACCACCGCCGTCGGTGCGTCCGGCTTCGTCGACATCTACTCGGGCACCCCGCCCGCCAACGTCGGCACCGCGCTGGCTGGCAACACGCTGCTGGCGCACCTTCCATGCAGCGCCACCTTCGCTCCTGGTGCGGCGTCGGGCGTGCTGACGGTCAACGCCATCACCCAGGACGCGAGCGCCGACGCCACGGGCACCGCGACCTTCTTCCGCGTCACCACCTCGGGCGGCACTGCCGTCGTGCAGGGCACGGTGAGCACCAGCGGCGCCGACCTGAACATGAACACCACGTCCATCGTCTCGGGTGGCCCTGTCGCCATCTCGTCGTGCGTCTGGACCGCTGGCAACCCCTGACGAGGTGATGCGTGGCGCTTGCGTTCAACGCTGCCGCCGACAGGCTCTACCTCGGCGGTGGCGCACAGCCCACGAACAACGCGGTTTGGACCGTCTGCCTCTGGGTGCGCACTCACGCGACGCAGAGCCCCTCAATCCTGGTCGAGAACGACGCGGCAGGCTCCGACATCAACCTCGCGTTGAATGCGGGGGTGCCAGGCATCCTCAACGGCTACGGCTTCAGCTGGCCGGTGACGCTCGGTCCCGCGCTGACGGACGACGTCTGGTACTTCCTGGCAATCCGGTGCAACGGCACCACAGGGAGAATCACCCGCGGAACTGAGGCGATCTCATGCACGCACGCCACAGGCACCATCCCAAGCCAGGCCAGTGCCTACCGCCTGAACATCGGCGGGACGCCATCTGCGTTCTACCCAACCGCGGACCTCGCTCATTGTCGCGCGTGGAACGCGGACCTCTCCGACGCCGACCTCGAGGCCGAGCGCCAGAGCGCCACGCCAGTACGCACCGCCAACCTCTTCGGTGACTGGCCGCTCGCCTCCGACGCGACGAAGCTGGTCAACAACAGCATTGGCGGCAACCTCACTGCCAACAGCACTGGACCGTGGAGCGACGTAACAGGGCCGTCCTTCGGCGCTGCGGCCGTCACCGGAACAAGCGCCGTCACCCTGGGCGCTGCTGCGAGCTCGGCGGCTGGCGCTGTGGGCGCGGCGGGCTCGTCGACCTCCACTTTGGGCGGCGCCACCTCGGCGGCGAGCGGCACCTTCACGCTCGCCACCGTTTCGGGCACGTCGGCCACAACCCTGGGGGGCGCGACTTCTTCGGCAAGCGGAACGGCGTCGTCGGCCGGTTCGCTCGACTGGTCCACGCTGATGCCGCTCATCTCGCGGCCAGGCAAGCCCGTCTTCGGCACCGGCACACCGGCGCAGATGGTCGACGGCAAGTACGGCTACGTCGACGGCGTGGCCGATGGGGCGTGGGCATGCAGCGGTGGCAGTTGGGTCGCCGTGCAGGTCGGCGCTGGCCCGACGCAGGTGCTGGTCGCGCTCTCCAACGACAACGCATCAGGCGGCTCGTACCTCGCCAGCGTCGTGCAGGCGTACCGAATCCAGGTTTCCAGCGACTCCACCAACGGCAGCGACGGCGCGTGGACCACCGCCGTCACCGTCACCGGCAACCCGGCCTATGCCCGCGAGCACCTGATCGCCTTCACTGGCCGCTCTTGGGTGAAGTTGATGGTGGACACCTGCACGGGCGGGCAACTCGACGAGCTGAACGTCTGGGACGCCACCAACGGCACACCCGACACCTTCGCCTTCCTCGGCGACTCCATCACCGACGGCGCGCTGCGCAGGCACTTTTACTTTGGCGGTGGGCTTCTACCGTCGTTCCAGGAGAACGTTCTCGAGAACCAGCCGGGCCACTACCCGCTGCAACTCAACGTCGGCGTGACTGGGCAGGGGGCGGCGTACTGGGCCGCCAACATCGCCAGCGCCCTCGCCCTGTACCCTGACGTTCGGTACTGGTGCGTAGGCGTGGGCATGAATGACGGCGCCTCGATGCCGGGGCAGTTGACGCAGTGGCGCACCGACATGACGACGGTGCTCAACGCCATCACCGCCGCGGGGCGCGTGCCGATTCTGGCGCGCACCACCTGGACGGGCGCCGCGGGGTACGGTGGCGGCGACTACGCCACCTGCGGGCTGCGCTACCTCAACGACAACGGCGTGGACTACCTCGTCTCGACGCTTGGCGTGAGGCCCGGACCAGACCTCTTCGCGCTCTTCAACGCCAACGGCGCGGCCTACGCCGTCACCTCCGATCCTCATCCCAACCAGACTGGCTACAAGGCGTGGACCAATGCCTGGGCTGACTCGCTCGGCACGTCGGAACTCCTCTACGGCACCTCGACGGCCACCCTCGCCGGGGCGACGAGCTCGGCCAGCGGCACCTTCACCCTGCCCACCGCGTCTGGCTCGTCCTCCCTCACGCTCGCTGGGGCGACGAGTTCGACCAATGGCACAGTCACTCTGCCCACTGTCTCCGGTGCGTCCTCCAACACACTCGCTGGGGCGACCTCGGCGGCGAGTGGATCGACGGCCGCTGGCGCCAGCACTGCAACACTGACGGGCGTCGCGAGCGTTGCGGCCGGCGTCGTCGGCGCCGCTGGCGTCAGCGCCACCACCCTGGCGGGCGCGACCTCTGTTGCCCTCGGGCAGTACGGCACCGATGCCTTCGGCGTCAGCGCACTGGCCCTGGCCGGCGCGACCTCGGTCGCCGCGGGCGCGCATGGCGTCGCCGGCGCCAGCTCCGTCACGCTGTCCGGTGCGACCTCGGCGGCGTCTGGCACGTGGACGGCTGGCTCGGTGTCTGGCGCTTCAACAGCGACGCTCGCCGGCGCCACGTCTGCCGCCAACGGCACCTTCACGCCGGCACTCGTCACCGGGGCCAGCGTCGCCAGCCTCTCGGGCGCCGCATCAGCCGCGGTCGGCGTCTTCGGGGTCGTGACGACTACCTTCGTCGCCGGGTCCGTCATTCTCGCCAGCGACGGGCGGTGTGGCGTTGTCCTCTCAAGGGGTGGCTCGATGACCGAAGACTTTTCCATCAAGCGCGGCGACACGTTGCCGACGCTGGAGGCGACGTTGACGCCTGCTGACGGGCAGACCTTCACCCTGGCCGGCGCGTCCGTCGCCTTCAGAATGTGGGCACGCTCGCAGGCCGAGGACAAGGTGAATGCGCCCTGCGTCATCCTCGACGCGACTGCGCGCACCGTGCGGTACTCGTGGGCGCCTGGCGACACCGATGTGGCCGACGGCTACCAGGCCCAGTTCGTAGTGACCTTCCCGGGCGACAGCGTGCAGACCTTCCCGAATGACAGGGCGCTGGTTGTCCGAGTGACGCCCTGACCCTACCCGCCCGCCATCAGTGACTCGGCGTCGAGCAGTTGCCGGGCCGTCTTCTCGGTCTCGGCCCACGACACCCCGAAGACTCTCGCCGCCGTCTTGGCCGCCCCCTCTGTTGCCAGCCAGGGCTCCAGTACCGCCTCGACCAGCAGCGAGCGCAACCGTGCCGAGCGCAGGTTGGTGAGACGCCCCTGGGATGCGACGCGCTCGCCGCCGATGGCCACCAGCAACAGCCGCAGCACGTTGTCGTCGAGGTGGGTCTTCTTGTCGACGGCCTCGCCGATTCGAGCCAGCAGGAGCTGGTGCGCGCGCGCGAGGTAGGCCGCATCGCTGGTTGCCGGGCGTGCCGCGGCGCGTCGCTGCTCAGTCTTCGACCTGGAGCCCATGAAGCGGCTCTGCACCAGGCGCTGGACGGCTCGAATGGGGAGCGCACCCCCTGCCCTCTTCTGCTCTGCCTCCACGCCGGCCAGGGCGGCCAGCTGCTGCCTTTCCCCGCGGACCCTGGCAATGGCCACGGCGGCGGCTGTCGACGCCACACGGCCCGCCAGGAAGGCCTTGCGGGCATCCGGCACCAGGTCGCGCAGTTTCAGGGTGGTGAAGACGCTGGAGCGGCTGATGCCGAGGCGCTCTGCCACCTGGTCGCCCGTCAGCTTGCCGACCCGCATCAGCCTCTCGTACCCGTCGCACAACTCCAATGGGTGCACGTCGGCGCGGGCCAGGTTCTCGGCCAGCTGCGCCTCGAGCACCTCCACGTCCGTCATATCGCGCACGATGACAGGCACCTCCTTCAAGCCCGCCTGCTTGGCCGCCCTCAAGCGCCGGTGCCCGAAGACGAGCTCCAGTTCGCCGTCGACCTTCCGGGCCACCAGGGGCTGAAGCACGCCTTGGGCGCTGATGCTATCGGCCAACTCGGTCAGGTCGCCGAACATCTTGCGCGGGTTGGTTGGTGATTCTCGCAGTTTCGACAGCGCAATAGACTGGAGCGACATGCGGCGAGGCGTACCACGGCGGCTAGTAGTTGGCTAAACTCTGCGCCAGACAAGACGACGGCCTCGCCACCGGGAGGAAGCGAGGCCGGCGTGGAGCGCCAACACGGGGGAAGGATTGGCGCCCTCTTGTGCTTACGGCTTCGGCAGCTTCGCCCTCACCATCTCTTCGAGGTCGAGCCCGCACATCTTCGCCAGCTCGCCAGCCTCGGTCTCGAAGCCAGACCACGTCGAGCCGACGAGGGTCGGGAGAAGGTTGCAGGCCAGGTACGCCAGCAACCACTCGGTGGATGCCGAGCCAATCCATGATTCCACGTCGTCGGTGGTGATTTTCAGCGCCGGGAAGTACTGCTGTTCCAGCCCGCGCGCCCGGTCCACCGAGCGAGCCAGGATGCGCGCCCACTTCACGTCGAGGCCATCCTTCCGCAGCTTCGACGCAGCCGCGCGCACGAGGTCGCCAACCACCTCGTCTCGCACTGCGCGCGCGGACTCGGCATCCTTGTTGGTGCCGGCGTCGGCGACCGCCTCCTTCTTGTCGCGCTTCTCGACCGCCGCCGAGGCCCACTTCAGATCGAGGTGCGTGGCGATGGCGTGCAGCGCATCGCGCTCCACGTACAGCTTCCGCAGCGCCATGGTGGCGTCGGGCGCCACGAAGAGTTTGGGCCTGTCCTCCTCTGGCACCTTCTCGAGCAGCTCTGCCCACGTGCGCTTCGACCTGTCCTCTGGCGCGGGTACGTCGGCCTCGACGTACTTGGAGCCGTAGGCCAACTCGTTGCCATGCTTGAAGAGCTTCCGGCCAGCGTCGATGGTGAGGGACTCGGCCCCCTTCGTCTCGGCCTTCGACGCCTTCACCTCCCAGGTGGCTCGCGCCTTCATGGCAAAGCACCCGGTGTCGGTGCACCAGTCGCCGCCGCTGAGGTCATCGAAGAGCCACC